TCCTTTTTCCGACCAAGCAATGATTTCTCCTACCGCGCACATAAAAAAATGGTCTTGCTTATGCACTTTTCCAACAATCAACGTCCCCGCCGGTCGGGACAACTTACGACAATACATACCGCCTGAAAAGTAGTGTTCCGTTTTCAGGTCGGCTTGCGGAGCCTTGACCATCTCAGCTTGGAGGCGGTCAATCATCTCCCGCGTTGGGACAAATTGTTCTATGACCTCAGACATCGTAATAAGGAACCTTTTTGATTTCCCCGTTAACCGTTACGTTGATGAACCCCCGTGGGTTCGCCGGTAGGGTCGCAGAGCCAGCCGTAGCCGTAGAGCTGCTGGAAAAGTTCAACAAGTTCAAAAAGAATAACTGCCACGCAGGGGTGGGCCGTCCCGCATCGTTAACCAGTTGGGAGGTCGGTATTACTTGATTTTGGGGTAGTTGAGCCATCAGTTATCCCCGGCTTCCGCTTTTAGGTTAGCCGACACAATGACCGCCTTGATTGGGTCGGTGATCACCACCTCAAAGATCCTGTCCCGAGCAAAACCTAACCGTCTCCACATGGCCCGCGTGAAGTATTGGCCCTGCTTGCCTATGGTGACCCAGTTCTCGTTAGACCAAGTAAAGCCACCGTCATCCGACCAGCGGAGCATCGCCTGTGGGTCTTGACCCTGACCGGTTGATAGTCCTACTCCGGGCTGGAACTGGATCTGAAGCTCCGCAAAATACTGGCGCTGGAGGTCTGTGGTTATGTGGGGACACCTTCTGACACGGCGTATCAACTGCCCGTCATCCGTGTACTGAGATAGAGACAGTCTATACAATTTACCGTTTTCATAGTCACCAAGTAATACTTGTTGGTTAAAAAATGCACAGCAGTTACCACGGTGGCGCTCGTACTGGCCTTGATTATTGGTGTAGAGCCACTTATGCCAAAGCCCTGTGGTGATGTCATAAGCCCAAGTCAGGCCGTTGTCCCCGATACTTGGAAAGGTTACAACGTAGGTCTCATGGCCTTCTAACTGGTACGTCCACGCAATCGCGTCCGATACGTCTTGGCCTACCAAAGTGGTCTCTACTGCGTGGGTAGAGATCCTCTGGGGGATGTAGCCGTTCATCTGAACGATGGTGGACTCGCCCCGGTTGTTCTTAGAGACGTAGGCAAAAGAGTTACCCACCCGCGCACAGGAATAGGCCGCAGCAATACCCTGTTGGGTGCTAGAACCTTGAATCCTTTGAAAAGGAAAAGGTACAGAACCAACGTCTAGCCAAGCCTCGGAGGACATCTCACCAAGTAGGTAGACCTCGCGCCTATCGACAATAATCGCAACTAGGTCATCTGGAGACCCGTCTTTAGAGGCAAACGACAGGGGGTCAGTAATTGGGGAGAGTAGGTCTGAAGCCGCCCAAAGTTGGCTTTGAGGCTTATTGTAGACAAAGTAGTTATCCGAAATATCCACCGTTCCACCGCCCTCAAAGGCTCCGTCTGTGGAGGGTAGGACAGTCCAGTTTAGGGCGTATATCGTGGTGCTAGAAACCGTTTGGGAGGCGCTAACGGTGTACGTTCCCGCACCCCCGGAACCTGACCCAAAGGCCGTGATAATCGTTCCATCGGTCACCCCGGAGCCTTCAATCGTCTGGCCTATCTTCAGAGTGCCGCTGGTCACCGCGCTAACGGTCAAAGTTGTGCCAGAAATGCTTCCGGTCACAATAGCGGGTGATGCGACAGAGTTGATTGCGGTCGAGGTTACGGTCTGGGAGTCGCTAACCGTATAGGTTCCAACCCCGCCAGTTCCAGTTCCTAGTGCCGTAATCACGGTATTTTGGGCCATACCCTGACCAAAAATGGCCTGTCCGACCGCAATAGTTCCGCTTTGCATAACGGTCACGGTCAGGGTAGTTCCACTTATTGATCCGGTAAAAATGGCTGATGACGGGGCGCTGATGAACCATGTGTAGCGATAGGAATCGTCTACGATGTAGACGTTCACCCCGTTGTCCACGATGCCTACCTGACCCGTGGCGGTGTTCATCTGACCCACCATAACTGGGGTCAAATCGCTTTCCAAGACGTATACAAAGTCACCGCAGACCGCAACGACCTGAGTTCCACCGGACAGGGTTCTGATCCCCCGTACTTCTTCCTGATTGGGGAAAATAGCAACGGTCTCTAAGCCGGGGGTTGGGTAGAGGGCAACAATACCGCGCTCGCCTTGAGCCTTGGTAGGGTCTATCTCAGGGTAGAAGTTGATGCACTCTTGAGCGTCTTGAGTGATAGAGGGTGCTTCGTAAGCCGCGCCTACGAATCCAAAGTCAGGCATTACTGGAAGCCCCCGGTGAGAATCCAACCGGCATCCGCACGTTTACCAACCACCAGAACGTCATCGTACCTAGCGGACTGCATGGGCTTCATGTTGGTTCTCTTGATCGTAGCCTTGGCCTGAGACGCAAGCCCGTTGATCATGGCTACCTGTTGGGGGTTGGACTTGCCGTACATGGGCATGAGCCTCTCAGCCAAGCACCAGCGCAGACACATGATGTAGCCCTGTGGGATCACAATCGTGTCGTTGATGCTGTTAAACCTTTGGAATACGGTGTCGCAGAATATGTGCATCTCGCCCTGAGACGGGTTAGGCCAGAAGTAGAAAGTCCCCATGACCTCTGAGGGCTGGTAGTACAGGGCTTTAGGCCACGGGCCGTTTTGGGTCTTTAGTCCAATCAGCTCATAGTTTTCTAGGTTTAGGATAGCTACTGGGTAGTCTAAGCCACCGTTAACAATGGGCTGACCGTTGGAGTTAGTGTTTACTCGCACAAAGGCTGAGTTAACCGACAAGGGGCGCTCGTAATAGGCAGTTATTGTGGTTGAGGCCACGGTCTGAGTGTTGTTCACCGTGTAAGTACCAGCGTAGTTGACGTTGCCGCCAGCTCCCGTTCCAAAGCCCGTAATCTTGGTTCCCGCAGTAATTCCTGACCCTGATATAACCATTCCAAGGGCTATACCGCCCTCGGCGATTGCGCTAACAGTCAGGGTATTCCCTGATATAGAACCTGTAAAGGTAGAGTTCACCTGACCGGTTGGGCCAACGGTGTACTGGGTCTGTCCCGCAGTCAGAGTGAAGATGATCTCGGTCTTGTAGTAGACCATCATCTGCTCGTTTGACCATTGGTCAATCATGTCGTTTAGCATATCGAAAGCGTCTTGGGCTTCCGCAGGGGCTGGGGTCTCGCCAGCGGCTAGAGCGCCGATGTCTTTCATGGCGCGACTAATAATGTCTATGGGCTGGGTCATAACTTCACCTTAAATGTTTCCACCTTCCAAGGTGGGTCAATACTTTCAGTATTGTCTAGTGCCTTTAGTTGTTCGGCAAGTCTGTCTTTAATGAGGTGTCGTTCACCTTCTTGAGCGTCCATATCAAGCCAATGCGACACCTGATGCTCACTTAAATTATCGGCTATTTGGTACGGTTTACGAAACTTCCAGTAGCCCTCAGTAGCTACCTTTTTGTTGTCCTCGGAAGCCTCACAATAGTATTTGACTTGGCAGACCAAGCCGTCATCGACCCTTAATTCGGTAATTTTCCAATTAAAGGTCGGCACTTATTTTCTCCATAATCTCATCAAAACTTTCTGCCACCTCCCAAGAGTTGCCGTTCATACCGTAGGCAACCCGCACCTTTGACCCATCTTCTTGAGTATGTTCAAAGATTGACGCAATCAGGTCTGTGTTAAGGATCAGACCCTCACCCATGCGCCCCTTGGCAGCGTTAGTTAGTTTGATAAGTTTCACGCTATCTCCACCCAAGAGGTTGTGGCCTCATCCCATGAATAACGCTTGTCATCTGTTGGGTACGGTACTGGAGAATCCCACAGGCAAGTGGTCTCGTTTAGCAACCAAGACGCATAGGGCTTGGGAGGAATAAACGCGTCACGCCCCGCATCGTAGGTGTAGCCTAGTCCCGCATAGTTCTTACGGAACGGGGTTCCACCTAGTGCGTGTACGCCACCGTGGGTGTTATACGAAGTCTGCTTATAGACATCGCCTGTACGGGCAGAGAGTTCTGCCTCTTTGCCATCATCTTCTTGCCGCCCTACTGTGACAAAAATGACAATGTTATTTTCATCTAACTTCGCAAAATGACTCACCTGTTTCTCCTTAACTAAAAGTTACTGTTTCTGATGTGGTTGATGTAGCGGTCACGGTGTACACAGTAAATCCACCAGCAGTTGATGAGGTTTGGGTAACACCGCCTGAGAAGGTAGCAGTACGGGTATCTGGAATCTTGATGATGACTACACCGGAACCACCTGTGCCGCCTGTTGATTGATTGTTGCCACCGCCACCGGAACCTGTATTTGCCGTTCCCGCAGTTGAGCCACCACTAGGCCATTTTCCACCAGCTCCACCTCCACCAGATCCACCAGAACCAACGGTTTGATTAAAAGTTGAGCCACCTCCACCGCCAGCCCTAGTTACTGCGCTTCCAGTAATTGAAGATGAAACACCGTTACCACCAGCGCCGCCCACGGTTGACTGTCCGTCTTGTCCAGCAGCCCCAGCACCACCGCCTCCACCTGACTGAATGTTATTGTCGTTACCGGCCCTGTCTCTGCCAATACCGCCAGCATATCCTTGGTTAGCGGTTCCAGAACCCCCTGCACCTCCGGTTCCATTTCTTGTTCCACCGCCGCCGCCAGAACCGCCCGTTGAACCAGCTTCTGCGGTTCCACTACTTCCATCGCCACCAGCACCACCGCCGGTAGAAGTTACGGTAGAGAAAACACTATTACTACCATTTACTGCGTATGCACCACCACCTCCAATCGTTACGGTGTAAGCAGTTCCAGTAGATAAAGTTAGTGAGCTTTCAGCAGACGCACCGCCACCCGATGTTCCAGCCGATGTTCGGTATCCACCAGCGCCACCACCGCCACCGCCATAACCACTTCCATAATTACCTCCACCACCACCACCAGCAATTACTAAAAAGTCAGAACTAAAATTAATCACGCTAGATTGTGAAAATGTAACGGTTTCGCTAGTTGTGCTGGTAGCAGTTACAGAGTAAATACGGAACCCGCCAGATGTATTAGATGTTTGGGTAACGCCACCGGAGAATGTCGCAGTTACGTTGTCAGGTACTTTGATAATGACAATGCCAGAGCCGCCAGACCCGCCATTACCTCCAGCCAAACCACCACCACCGCCTCCACCGCCCGTGTTAGCACTTGCTGCTCCACCATTAGTGGTTAAAGAACCAGTACCACCACCGGCAGTCGCAGTTCCAGCCGCAGTAGCACCATAGGTTGTTCCTAAATAACCGCCTCCAGAACCACCACCGCCTCTGGACACAGATGAACCAGTAATGCTCGATGCAACACCCGCGCCTCCATTACCAGTTGTTGTTGTTTGCGCTGCCTGTCCAGCCCCGCCAGCTCCACCTCCACCGCCGCCTAAATGTCTGTTTGTAGCGGGATAAGAGCCGTTGCCACCGGCATAACCTTGGTTCGCAGTACCGGATGCGCCAAAACCTTGGTTACCAGAGTCTCCTTGCCCAGCCCCACCAGAACCTCCAGTAACACCTGCTGGAACTGATGGATATCCTCCACCACCGCCACCGGTTGAAGTAATTGTTGAAAACACAGAATTTGAACCACTACTTCTAGTAGTGTTTCCAGCACCTCCAGCACCTACGGTAACGGTATACGCAACACCGAAAGTCAAACTAAGTTTAGACTCTGCCGATGCGCCGCCGCCGCTTGTGCCGTCAGATGTTCTGTAACCTCCAGCACCGCCACCGCCACCACCATAACTTCCTCCACCTGAACCGCCACCGGCAATTACCAAGAAGTCAGCCTGTACGCCCGCAAGGAAAGTAACAGTCTCGCTAGTAGTAGATGTAGCCGTTACTGTGTATACGTTGTATCCAGCAACCGCAGTAGATAAAGTTGAAGTTACACCAGATGAGAATGAGGCATAGTGCGTGTTGGGGATCTTGATAATGACTACGCCTGAACCGCCAGCGCCTCCAGAACCACCAGCACCACTTGTATAT